AAACAATGCAAGAAGGATAAATTATTATGAGAACTTACTGGTATGTGTCGTTAAACAATAACTACCCGCTGCCGATGAAAGGACAGCATAGGCGTGTAGTCATGTCTGTTCAAATGAAGGCGAAGTATTCGATTGTAGAAATGATCAGAGAGGCAACGCCAGTAGAGATTGATTATTGCAAGCTAGTCTATTGTGGGTACGGTTATTGGAAAGACGAACATACCCAAGAGAACATCAGCAAATACATATAGAGAGGTGGTGGAGCTAGTGTGGAAAAATGGGAGTTAGCATATAAAGACCGACAACAAGGTATGAAATATAAAGAGATTGCCGAAAAGTACGGCGTATCAATCAATACTGTCAAAGCGTGGAAGTCTAGGAAATGGAACAAGCAAGATCAAGCTAGTAATCCACCGCCTAAGAAGGTTGCACACAAAAAAGAAAAAGGTTGCACACAAAAAAAGTTGCAACCTGTGATAGATAATGATGAACTGACGGAACAGCAAAAAATGTTCTGTCTTTTTTATTTACAACATTTCAATGCAACTAAAGCATATCAACAGGCGTATCAATGCGATTATAACTCAGCTAGAGCCGCCGCTCCTCGACTGTTAGCAAAAGTTAGCATCAAAGAAGAACTGCATACGTTAAAGGCTGAACTACAGCAAGATATCTTTGTTGATGTGAAAGATTTGATTACCGAATACATCAAACAGTTCTCTGCTGACATCACTGATTTTGTAGAGGTCGATTTGACCGAATATGAAGTCAGAGATAAAGCCGGAAATAAAGTTAAGACAAAAGATGGTGAACAAGTCATAGGTCGTATCAATGAAGTTTATGTCCGATCAAGTAAAGATTTTGACGGATCGCTAGTCAAAAAGATAACTCAAGGAAAAGATGGCATATCAGTTGAAATGTATGACAAGCAAAAAGCAATGAGTGAATTAATGAAGTATCTTGGCGGTGATGCGTTGAGAGAGGCTCAGTTATCTAAGTTAACTGGGAATGATGGAACTACTAATGATCAAGAAAATTGGAAAAAGGCAGTTATTGAAGCAGCGAATAAACGAGCGGTGACTGATAATGGATAAGATGATCGTACCGTTTTCGGATATTGGTTCTGCAATAGATTACTACTATGACAGACCTGTAGAGTTTTGTGAGGATTTGCTTCACTTAGAGCCTGACGATTGGCAAAGAAGTGTTCTGAATGATTTATCTGAACATCCGAAGGTATCAGTAAGATCCGGCCAAGGAGTTGGAAAGACAGCGCTTGAAGCTGGTGCAATCCTTTGGTTTTTGACGTGTAGACCCTATTCAAAAGTCATAGCTACCGCTCCTACTATGAAACAACTTTATGATGTTTTGTGGGCAGAAGTATCAAAGTGGTTGAATGATAGTTTGATAAAAAGTCTTTTGAAGTGGACGAAGACAAAAGTATCTATGGTCGGGGATGCTGAGCGATGGTTTGCTACTGCAAGGACTGCGACGAAACCTGAAAACATGCAGGGGTTTCATGAGGATCATATGTTGATCGTTGTTGATGAAGCTTCTGGTGTGTCTGATCAGATTATGGAAGCAATTCTTGGGACCCTTACAGGTTATGACAATAAATTATTGATGTGTGGGAATCCCAACAACATTGAAGGTGTTTTCTTTGACTCACACAATAAAGACCGCGATAAGTATCGTGTTCATAAGGTTTCGAGCTACGACAGCAAACGAACCAGTAAAGAAAATATTCAGATGCTTATTGATAAGTATGGGCAAGATAGTGATGTAGCGAGAGTTCGGATATTTGGAGAATTTCCAAAAGGAGCGCTTGACTCATTTATCAGCTTAGAAGTTGTTGAATTAGCAACGAGTCAACAATTGTTCAATGATTATATTGAAGATGCCGTATTTGGAGATATCGGAGTTGATGTCGCTCGTTATGGTGATGATTCAACTATAATTTTTCCAAGAATAAAGATGAAGTGTTTGCCATTCAAAAAGTATACGAAGCAAAGCACTATGAACACTACAGGTTATGTTATTGATTGTGCGAAGAAGCTAATGAAGAAATACCCTAATTTAAAAAAAATCAGGATAAAGGTAGATGATACTGGTGTTGGTGGTGGAGTAACCGACAGATTGAAAGAAATAGTATCTGATGAGAAGTATCCATTCGAGATTATCCCTGTTAACAATGGTGAATCATCTACTGATGAGTTTTACGATAATCTGGGTACTCAAATTTGGGGAAATATTCGTGAAGTTTTAGAGGAAAATATGACAACCAATTTAAACGGCGGTGGACCAATAATTGAATTACCGAATGATTCGAGTTTGATCAAAGAATTAAGTACACGGAAATTCAAGATGACAAGCCGTGGGAGAATTAGATTAGAAAGCAAAGATGATATGAAAAAAAGAAATATTGGTAGTCCAGATATAGCAGATGCTTTAGCTTTGGCATTCTATGAGCGACGAACCCATAAACCAGTAGATGCTAAGTCAGTTATAGACACATACAGAAAGTTAGGATTGTAGGTGAGATAATGGGAAGAAAGATTATTGATTTGCTTGACGGACAACGGTTTGACGATGAGGCGAATCTTGTTTATAAAGTACCAATAGAAAAGTTGCCCAAGAAAAAAATGTACGATAAAAAGTCTTCAGAAACAACAGAAGAAATCGACTTTGAAGATCCAGAACTATGGAAGGTAATTGTAGAATTTATTGAACACCATAAAACCCATCAGGTCCCGCGTTTGGAAGAGCTGTTGCGATATTCGGTGGCGGATAATAACATTCACTATAGAAAACCAAAACCAGAAGGACGCGCAGATAACCGGATCGGAAGTGACTTTGCTAACTTTATTGTGACGTTTAAGAAAGGAGTTCTTCTCGGGAATCCTTTGAAATATAGTGGTAATAAATCAGTTTCTGATAGAGTTAACCAGTTTGCAAGTGAATCGAACGAAGATTATCATAATCAGTTAATGGCTGAGGACCTTTTCACTTTTGGTCGTGCGTATGAATGGATTGGGCGCGACGAGTTCGGCAAGGAAACATTGGCGAAGTTAGACGTAACGAATACTTTCATTATCTATGATACATCTAAAGCGAAGAAGTCAGTCTGCGGTGTAAATTACTACAACATTGAATATTTAGATAAGACTACGACGCACATTGATGTTTATGCAAATGATGGTATCAATTATTATTTCGAGTGTGAAAACGAGGATTACGCTGAAGCGGACATTATTGATCGGGAACAATCCTATTTCAATACTGTTCAGCTTAATGAATGGATAAATAACGAAAAGCGTTTAAGTGATTTTGAATCTGTTCTTGGTTACATTGATGCATACGATCTTTCTCAGTCTGAGATGGCAAACTTCCAGCAAGATTTATCGGAGGCTATGCTTGTAATTAAAGGGAACCCTGATACTTTCAAGAAGGAAGACGGTTCAATTGATACAAAAGGGCTAGACTACACGTTTAAGAATCGCATCATGGTCTTAGGTGATAAAAAGACTTATGATGACAACCAAACAGGAAGTGAACCGGATGCAAGTTATCTGGTTAAAGAATATGATACGACAGGAACCGAAGCGTACAATAATCGCCTGGTTGCTGACATCCT